CTGTTCCATTGCCTCAATTTTCTTATCTGTTTCGGCCATTGAAATCTCCCTTATAAAAATAAACGTTTATTTTTTGTTTCGTTATAGGATATTTATAAGATTAAAGTTTTTGAAGAAAGTTTTTAAAGATATTAGCTTTCTTTTCTTCAAGTTCTCTACGTCTTGTCTTATAAATCTCCATTTTCCATGCACTAACATCTTTCTCTGTTAATACACCATTATCCCATACCCACTCTTTACCTTCCATAATACCTTCTACGAAAGCGTCTGGAGCAGACGGGTCTGCTACAATATCAGCAGCGGTTGCGATGTAAAAGTCATCTGATACAACGTTCATGCCACCTTTTTGTACTAACGAACCCATACCACGAGAAGATACACCCAATTGTGCGCCCTCATCAATAAGACCTTTTACAATCTTACCATACGGTGTGTTCATTATTTTTGCTTCGCCAATAAAATTGTTACCATCTGGATAGAGTTTCGTAATCATGTGTGATACTCTTTCTAGGTTAACTGTTGGTCCGTCAGGGTGTCCTAACTCGCCAAACGCTCTTTTCTTATTAACAAATTCTTGGTTATATCTTTTTACTTCATTCATAAGTACATCTTTTGGATATACTCTTCCATTTCTATTTTTTATTTCGCTTTGTAAAAAGATTCCTTTAATCTTGTAGTCTTTTTTACCGTTAGTTTCTTCTATAAGATACTCGGCGTTGTTTATTTCTTCGGAAATTAGTTTCATAAATTTTTCTCTCTTTGTAGTATATATTTATACTTTTTTTTATCTAAACTCGACAATAATCGTGTAATTATCACCTCTTGCGAAATTCTTTGTTGAGACTAAAACATCGCCTGTAGGTGTTCCAGCATTGTTTGGAATATTATTACCATCTGTTCTAAAGTCCATAAAACCGTTACCAGATAAGAATAACGCAGTCGCATTGATTGTTCCATCCCAAATAAACTCTACTCCTGACTTACTATCTGATGTATTGATTGAGTAATATACTCTCGCTATTGTTCGGTTTCCATCTTCTGACATAAAAGTTAATTCAGAAGCGTCCACTTTTTTTACTAAAGTTTCACCAGTTCCATCAGAGAAATTTGTAAGTTTCGCTACAAATTTGACACCTGATGTGTCTGATATTGTTTGTGTTGTTACTATGTCAGCCATTAGTTTGTATATCCTGATTCTTTTTGTGCCTCTATTACTACATTATAACTTGTAACATCAGAGTCGCTTGTTAGTAAAATATCACCTATTACATCTTTAATTCTATCTTCAGTAGGTTTAAGTCCGTAATTACCACGTCCTTCTAACTCTACTTTCTTTTCTTTATCATTCTTAAAAAATACTGTACACTTACCAGTACCTAATATTTCATAATGTATATCTGCGATTGCGACCTTTGGTTCACTTGAAGCATTGTTAGACGCTTCAACATCTACTAAAGTCTGATCAATTTCATTTCCAATACCATTTGCTTTAACTATAATATTAAAATCATTATCAGTTAGTTTAGTCGCATTCATAATTTCTTATTGAGCATCGTAATAAGTTTTTGATAACTCACCACTCTCTTGTGTTTGTCCTGTTTTTCTACATCTAATATAAGTTTGTACTGTATCACTAGTTCCTGGTTTAGTATATGTTCTTATACCACCAGAGATAACTGAGTTAGCACCATCAGCAGAATCAGGATATGTGTTAGTTGCCGTAGCACTATTTTCATATTGCCATATACTGTTTGATCCTGGAACTGTTACCCACGCCATGTTATTCTCCCAATTTTTCAATTACTTCTTCGTCAAAGTAATCTTCTATTTGTTTTACTTCTATTCTATGTATAGCAGCAACTTCTTTAATTGCGCTTTCAAATCTTTCAACAACATTGCCTTTAGCTTCTTCATAGAAACTAAAGACATCTTTAATTGCGTCTTTCATAATAGGCGAAAGACTATTGTAAGTTTTTGAATCTACTAAAAGATTCTCTTTAACTATTTGACTCACCTGCATTGACATCAACTCCTACCATGGTATCTGCTGTACCATCTTGTGTTAAGTCAAGTTCAGCTTGACCATCTTTAACATCATTCATAGTCTGCACTTGTCCATCTGGTGTAAAAGTTCCTATATCAGCTACTTCTGGTTTAGGGTCACTGTGTGCTTCTGCTTCAGGTATTGGATTATTTGTATTATTAAACAAATTACTTGCCATATCTTTTCTATGATTATCTAACGTTGATCCAACTTTAACTCTCAAAGCATCTTTAAATGCTTCACCAGCACCAGCGTTGTCGCCTGCCGCAAGTTTATCAACGAAACTTTTTACTTCTTCACTCATTATTTTTTCTCCTCATTTTGTATATTTGTCATGGGATTTTGAATAATACCATCATCAATTTCTTGTTTGATCTGATTATCCATTTCTTCCATTTCTCTGTTACTTTGTTTTAAAACATTTTTTCTTATGTATTGTACAGAATAAAACTTACCAACATAATCTCTCATCTCATTTGCCAACGCTAGTCTTTCTCTTTGAAGTTCTGCGTTTTTAAGTTCAGCAAAGTGTCCATCTTGTATGAAGTCATACTGTATACAATCTTTGACTATGTGCCAGTCTTGTTCGCTAATAACACCTTTTAACACTAACTGTGTTCTCATAATATCATTAAACAATTCTGTAAATTTCTTTCTTAATCTTTGAACAAATTTAGTAAATTTTAATTCATCTCTAGTAATTTCTGAGGCTCGCCCCATGTTAAATCCTTGAGAAGCTTCTAATCTACTAACAGGAACATTTAGAGAACGATATAGTTTCGCTCTAAAATATTCAACATCAGTCATCTCACCTAGATTTTGACCTCCAGGTAAAGTTGTTATGTCAGTGCCTCTTCCACCTTCTCTACTTGGTAACCAAAAGTCTTCAAGCATTGACATGTAATTTCGATCATCTCTGATCTCACCTGTGTTGGCGTCATATACTAATTTATTTCTATATCTCGCCATTACGTCTCTTAAATATTGTTCAGCTTTTACTTTAGGTAAATTACCAACGTCTATTTTAAAGATACGTCTTTCAGGTGCTCTTGCTATTCTATAAATGACCACTGCGTCTTCAATCATTCTTAATTGATTAACAGGTTTAATCGCTTTGTGTAAGTATGATAGAACCATGTTTTTGTTTTGGTCTATAACACCTGACGCACAAAATGCGATAGTATCAGGCGCTATCTTAATACCACCAGTACCTGTAGTTCCTGTTACACCTCTTTCATTGAATAAAAAGTATTCAATATATTCATCAACAACTGCTAGACTATTCATAGCAGATGGACTAGGAACATCAGGTCTTTTCTTTCTGACTTCTCTAATCTTTTTAATCTTTCTAGGGTCAATGTATTTTAATTCAACTATACCTGCCTTAGGGTTATCTCTATCAATAATCTTTTGATAGAATACACGACCATCAACATACCATCTTCTAAAGATATCATGGCCTTTTGTATTGAAGTTCATTAATCTTAAAACTTCTTGGAATTCGTCTTCTATTTTTCTTTGGATTTCTCTTCCGTAAGGTAGATCATTAAAGATAACTCTCACGGCGTCTTTCAATTCATTCGCAACAATTGCTTCATTAACAATATCTTCAATCGCCATATCACACTCTGGGTGAATTGCGATCTCTCTATATCTACGAATTAAGTCTTGCTCTGTTTTCGCAGTTCCTTCCATGTCCAAATATGAACCAAAGTGACCTCCTGCTGCTACGGTTTGTGTTCCATCATCAGCCTGATTGGTTGTAAAACTTTGTTTAGGATCTGCTTTCTTTGTTAGCTTTGTAATACTAAAGCCGAATAGTTCTGCCATAATTTATATTTCCTTTACTAAAAATATTTATAAGGGCGCTTAGAGCGCCCCTATATCAATCTTTATTAGGTTGTTGTGTTACTCTCAAAATACTGATATGAGAACGACACTTCAAACGTTTCAATCTGATCAACAGTTTCGTAGTCCAATCCAATCCCACCAACTGAAGTAGGGAAAGCCCCTCTCAATGTGTAAGATTTGATCGTATTACCGTTTCTATCTAAATGATCTAGGAACGCATCAACTTGATAGTCAACTGGGTTAGTTAAACCTTCGTTGTCAGTCATATTGTTAATACCGTTCTGCCATCTTTCAAACGCATTCTTTAGTCTGAAATTTGTATCATTATAAACAGTTACTGTCCATGGTGCTATTGTTCTATCTCCAGCAATCTTAATATCTCTACCTCTAAATTTAACGTCTATGTTTCCTACTTCCATAGCCGGTAATTGAGTAGCTCTACATAAGAAAGCCATATCTTCTATTTCTCCACCAACACTTGCATAGCCAGGAAAAGGTAAAGTTACCTTAAACTGATTGGCTCTAGCGCCACCGCCTGCAAGTTTAGCTTTGAAGTCATTAATGTTTGCCATTTTCTATTTCTCCTCTACTAACCTGCTACTTCGTCAAACGAAACGCCGGTTCTTGTTGCAACGAAAGATAATGTGATAAAGTTGATACTTCTAGCTGGTTTAACATATATCTCAGCTATAAATTCATTTCTATCAATTACTTCGCCTGTGTTGTTAGTTTCATCACATACTACTTGGAAGTCTGTGATACCTCTTCTGCCTTGTACTTCTCTTAGGAAAGGCTCAACGATATTTCTAAAGTTCGCTCTTGTGAATTCATCATTGAATTCAAACAATTGGAATTTAGAAGCAGTTGAAATTGCCTTCTCTAATACAATAAACAATCTTCTTACGTTTATTCTATCAAAAGCACTTGGAGTTGTTAGACCTGTCTTATCGCCAAACAAGATTGTACCTTGACCTGGGAACGTAGCAACTGGGTTGATACGTGCTGGGTAAAGTTGATCTCTTTGAGCTTTAGTAGGGTTGAACGCTAATTTAACAGCGCCTCTAACAATACCTCTGTTGAAACCAGCTGGTGAAAACCAACTATCTGCAACAGTATCTGTTCTCGCAGAAAGACCTGCCATATCACCGTTTAATGGAACAAATCTGTATACGTCAGAATATCTATCGTATTGGTATTTGTATCCACTATCAAAAACAACATATGAAGATGATCTGATTGCATTGAAGAATCCGATTACATTTGTCATTTGTGTATTTGAGTTAGTGATATTTACTACATCTGATCTTTGTGGTGAAGCAAATACAACAGCGTCTTTTCTAGTCTCTGCAATAGTGATTAGATTATCAACGTGTGCTGTACTTGAAGAAGGTCCAGCCATAATTAAACCAACATCAACTGTTTCAGCATCTTGGAATTTCTCGTATGCTATTTTTAGTTGACCATCAGTTACTGCTGATCCTGCTGCGCCACCTGTTAAAGCTTCAAGTGTAGGTACATTTACTGCTGTAAAAGTTGTTCCAGTAGCGGCTGTTCCCCAATTAGTACCTGCAGTATTGTGGTCCATCCAATAAATCTGTGATGATTTATTAAATATTACATCTGCGTAATAATTGTTATCGCCTTGTGGAGTTTTTGCGTCACTCGCTTTAGACATATTAGAAAAAGATTCTATAACTCTTCCTGGTTCGCCTGTAATTACGCCATCTTGGTCAACAACTACTACATGGATTTCATCTCCTGAACCGCCTCTTTCGGCTGTCCAAGCTGAAGTTCCAGGAGCGCTATCAACTGAATCGTAATATCTCCATCTTCTTTTGATTTTACTATCGTCTGCAACTGCTCTCTTTAAGCCGCCAGCACCTCTAGGGTGTTGAACGAACTCTAAAGTTTCGCCTGATCCAGCAATAGCTGTTACTCTATAAAAGTCTCCGTCATCATAGTCGTCTGTACTTGCTGTTGTAGAAAACTGAATAATATCTCCAACATTAAATACGTCTGATTCGTCAGTTGTAACAATAGTATCTCCTACTGCTGCACTTGAGTCATCAACTAATGAAGTTGAGATTGATTCGTAAGCTGTTGCAGATGGACAAGTTGATACTTGTAAACTGTTTCCATGTGCGCCAGCAGTTCTAGCAGCAAAAGATCCGACTGAACCTTGACCTGTAGAGTAGTTATTTTGGTAGTCATCAGTATTTTTTATTAAAACACCTGTTCCAGATGTTGAAGCATTTAATACTGAAGTATTTTGGGCTCGTACTACACGCAAAGCATTACTATATTGTAAGAAGTTAGCAGCTGTAAAAAATGTCTCAAAGTTAGTTGAGTCAGGTTTTCCAAACGTATCTACTAATTCTTGTTCACTAGAGATTGAAACAATCTCATCAATTGGACCTTTAGCAAAAGAACCCGCAACTGCACCAATACTTGTTGATACTGCTGGAATTATGTTTGTTAGGTCTCTTTCTTGTACGAGAACACCTGGTGATACTTGAAATGCCATTGGTTAATTCTCCTCTTTAAATTTAGTTTTATCAAAATTCGTAAGTTTTCTTACGTCCATAGTCAAACATTTTATCATTAGAGATATTTATAATAGTCTTAATTTACGGTTATTGACCCTTTCGGGATACAGGAAACCATCTAGTTCCATATTCATCTATGGATTCTTCATCTGTGACATCATCAATTCCATTATCTACAAATCCAAATGGCGCCATGTCTTGTTCTAACAATTTTTGTTGTTCTTCATACATCTGGTTTCTGATGTTTGAATCTGATAATTCTTTAAAGTAAGGTTGATTAGATAACCACCCAAATATAACTAAACACATAATTAAGTCATCATTACAACCTTCTTCTGCCTGCCATGAGTTACCTCTACGTGAAAAAGTGGACATTTCTTCAATTATGTTAAAGTCATTAACTAATATCTTGTCACCCTCCACAAGCGTCTTAAAATTCGCACAACCGACCTTTTTTATCTGCTTTGTCATTCTTACCCCTAGTGATGTACCTCGACCTGAGAACATCGCTCCAAGTATTTGGCCCGCCCTACCCTTTTGAGTAGTCATCAATATATTAGGATATTCTAACTCATAATGCATCGCTTCTGATATAGATTGACCTAAGTCATTGACTTCAACTAATACATGTGCTTCATTATACGCCTTACAAGTTTGAGCAACTACGTTAGGAAATACGAATGGTTTGATTTCATTATTTTTGTAAGTCGCAACTACTTCATATAATATTTTACCACTGTCTGATTTAGTTACGTCCATTATAATAAACGCAGAATAATCTTTACCTGTACCTCTGGCTACATCAACACACGCAACATACAATCTATCTTTTTCAGGTTTCTTAAACATTCTCAAGCCACCTTTAGATTGTATTGCGTCTATATAAACTGTGTTCTTAATTTTCGCTGGTGAGATAAGAGTATCGACTGAACCTAAGAACTCACACTCAAACTCTTGTGAGAATTGTTCCTCACTAGTATTTCTAATTGTCTTCTCTTTCCATTCCTGATCTCTACCTGGTACTTCTGACCAATGTACGTCAATAGGTATATAATCGTTTTTCTTACTAATAGCATCTGTCCATATCTTATAAAACTGATTCATACCATGAGGTGTAGATACTATAATTAATTTTGTTTTTGTACCTGAAGATATAGTAGGATAAACTGAACTAAAGAATTGTTCTGATATATTCGCTGGTACGAAAGCAAACTCATCAAGGAATATTATATTAAAAGAACCACCCCGAATTGCTGAAGATGAAGTAGCCGCAGCGACTATGGTTGATTTGTTTTCTAATTCAATATTACCTTTGTTCCAATTGATTACACCTTGTTGCATCCATTTAGGTAAGTTTTCATAAGCAAGTTGTAGTCTTCCTAATATATCTCTCGCAGTAGATGATTTGTTTGCTAGTATCGCTATGTTTGAGTTAGGATTAAACAAAGCATAATGTAATAGATAAGAAATTGTTGTTGTTGATTTACCAGACTGTCTAGGTAACTTACAAATTGTAAATCTATTATTGTGTATTGTTTCTACAATCTTTTTTTGAAAGCCATACATCTTAAAAGGTACAAGACCCTCATCAAGTGATACGATACGAACATAGTTTTCCATAAAGTATAATGGGTCGCCAGCACACTTTTGATATTCAACAACTTCTTCTTTAGAAAATTCAACAGGAGTATTGACTTTCTTAAGGTTAGGATTACCTAAGTATGCGTTTTCAGACATTTCTAATCCTTTTTAGGTGTGACGTTTTCAAACTTATCGTTTTCTTTTTTACGTTCAACATTTGTTTCAACAGTATTCTTACTTAACATCTTTTGTAACTCTGCTGTTGATCCTACGAACAAAGCGTTTTTAATATTCGCATTCGCTGTTTTTGGAACTTCTTTTAAATCTTTAAGTTTTTTTTGTAAGTCTTGTAATTTATCTACTGTTTGTCCTACTTGTCCTATCAATTGACCAGCAACTTCGTAAGCTCTTGGATGCTGTCCTTCTCTCGCAATATCTAGTATGCCTTCTATTGCTTCTTGTCCTCTTTCAATTAGATTGTAATAGTTTTCTCTACTATATTTGTAATCATTATCCACATCTTCTTTGTTCTTATCTTCAACTCTTGGAACAGGTGGCTTAATTTCTTGTTTAACAATTTGTTTGGTAGGTTCAGGAGTATCGATTCCTAAAATCTCATTTACCTTATCTTCTAGTTTTGTCATAATATAATATATATGTTATTCGTCCACTCCGGTCTTTGGATTATAGCTCTTACCATCAGTGAATGATGTTATTGATGTAGTAAATCCGAAATCATCATCAGCGTTAGCAGATGTTGGATTAGGAATTACGATAATTCTTTCTTCTCTACTTGCCTCTGGCAAATCTGTATGTAGATCAGCTTGTACTTTTTTAATAACTCCTGAGTTAGTCATAGGACCAAATAGATATGTTTTAGCAACAAAACTTAATGTGTATATTACCGCTCTACGAGTTGTATAATCACCATTATAACTGTCTTCATAGTTTACACCATTTAATATAATTGGAACGTCTCTCTTAATATCTAACTCGGGTATAGCAACAACTGTTACTGTATAGTCTGGTTGAAAGAAAGGAAGTATTTGTTCTACTATTTGTAATCCACTTTCAGCAGTTGCTGTAAATATATTCAAAGTATATGATATGTCATAAGGAACAGGCGTGTAATTGAAGTCCATTACTTTACCATCTTTACCTGTCTTAACAGTTTTGTATTTTTGTATTCTTGTTAATTTACGAGAGGCGTCATAGTTGATACCTGATATCTCAAAACTCATTCTTGGTAATGTGATAGCAAATTCTCTCCTATCTAAATCTGGTTGTTGATCTAGTCTCGTTAAAAACTTTTCTTTTGGAGCATATGCTAATGGAACTGAAATAGATTGAACAGTTTTCCCAGTAGAGTCTTTATGCTTAATTTGTATTTTGTTAAACAATTGACCAAAGGCCACTGTCATTCTTCGCATCGATTCATTATAAAAATATTGTCCAAACATTAAAATCCTCCTCCATCTGGATCACCAAACGGATTACGTTCTGTGAAATCTAGTATATCATCTTGTGTTGAAGCAGTATCAAAACCTGCCTCTTTATCTAAATCTAAATTATCAGCATATGCTTGTTGTTCTTGTATAGAATAATCTTCATTGATAAAGTAATATTCTTCTCCGTCACCACTGTCGTTTTCTAATTGTAAAGATCCTTCAGCGTCAAGGTTTTCTGATATTGTAATTGTAGGAACTGTTCCATCATAACTTGAACCATCTACGTTTATATTAATACTTGTCACTACACCATCGGTAAGCGTAGCAGTAGCAGCTGCTGTTACAGCGCCACCAGGAGGAGTAACCACAACACTCGTAATACCACCAATACCTGTAAGAGTTGGTAATACAATTGATGTTAATTTACCATTTGTTAATCCAAGAGAAGTAACTTTTAATTCTTGTGGTTGGAATGCTGGATTTAAATAGTTTATTGTAATTTCTGGTGCTGATCCATAACCACGACCAGGATTAGTTATTGTTAATGCTGTTAGTGTTCCAGCAATAGATGTTCCTGTTACTGTAGCTGTTTCAGATGGTATCGTTGGTGCCGATATAGTTAAAGTCGGCGCTGTTTTAAATCCTTCTCCACCAGCAAGAATAGGTATGCTACTAATAGCGTCATTACTTACTACGGGTGTTCCTAGTTGAAGACCAAATGTTCCACTCTCTAATGATGTTTGATGTAGAGCTTGATCTAATGAGTATGCCTCTTGTGACATATCAATATCTTCAACACCTGTATTTAATTCCTGACTTGAATATTCCCAACGAGTGCATTTTAATTTATAAACTGGTAATTGTCCTAATTGAAAGAACGGCTCTTGATCTTGCACGAATTGTATTTCAAAGAAACTATCCATTAATGGGAAGTAAATAATATCTCCCTCATTAGGTCGTCCTTCAACAATCATTGTATGTGCTGAGTCGACTTGATTTTGCCATCTTCTTTTAGATATACAAAATGTCGTATCTTCTCTAATATCTAAACCAAACTTATTGATAACTTCTTGCTCGCCAGCGAAACCTTCAGTTGTTTCCATATACATTTCAAGTAAATAAGAATCATCAAACCTACTTAGCGTATCTTCGCCAAGTATTAAATCTCTATTAACTAATGTTCGTGGTAAGTAGTAACAATCGTGACCATAAATTTTAAGGCCTTCGATAATTAAATCTTCGTATAGTCTTTTCTCGTTGGAGTTTCCAATGCCGTTTCCTCCTTGAAAATAATGATTAGTTGCCATGGCACTATCCTATCATAAGGGGTTGTGACATTTCAAATGAGCTTCTAATTTCTTGTTCTAAATTTTGTATATCTGTTAAAGATTCTGAAAAGATTTGTTGACCATTTAATGATACGCCACCTAACATAGCAACACCATTAAATTTAGATAAGTTTGCGCCCCATTGTTTCTTAAACAAAGCAGTTACATATCTCTTTAACATTATGTCATTAAAGACATCTGTATGCTGTGATGGGTCTAATTTTCTATAACACTCAATAACTAGATATTCTCCAACTAGTAAATCGTTCTTCCAATCCATATCAACATATAATCTATTATCGTGTTGATTAAATCTCATAGGTTTTTCACCAACAAGTATGTGGTCTAAAAAGTCTAACTGTCTCATAATCATATCGTAATTGACCATTGATCCTGATGAGAAGTTATATAAATCATTTAATCTCATTTGATATCTAACATCAAATATGTTCATACTACCTTTACTTGAAAACGGAAATATGTTGATTACAGATACAACTGATTCAGGACAGATTATATAATTTTGTGCTTCTTTCCATTCTGTTGTAACTTTATTATTAATAGTAACTGAAATATTTGCGTTAGAAGATGGAGCAGTAAAGAATGTTAAAACTTTATCTGCAACTGTATAACCAAGACCAGCAACTAAATCTATTCCACCTGTTGGAACAGTGTTTCGTATTTTTACTTCAATAACTGCATCTGCTGCTGGAGCAGTAACAAATTCAAAAGTTCTTAGGGCAACAATAAAATCGGTTGTTCTAGTTAAAAGTATTCCATCTACTGTAACTGTTAATGCATCTACGTTATCCGCAGGATTAGTTAATTGAAAAACTTTTGTTGAACCATCGCCTGTAAATGTATTAAGAATATCGTCATCTTCTATGACATTAACTTTTACGGAATTTAATTCGTCTGCTGAAGTATCTAAAGTAAATACTTTTGTTGAACCATCACCTACAAATGAATTTTTAACTTCAGAAGCTTCTTTAGTTGTCGATTGACTTACTCTATCGACAGTCATTCTATCGTAATCGGCTTGTGTGTATTGATATTTTAGATATGTTCTTCTAACACCATCAAAGTGATATTGTGCGAAATATTGTAATGCTTCATCGATTCTATCTTCAAGTTGGTCGTCATCAACATTGATTTCGATAACAGGTTTCCCCAGTGCTCTTAAAGCATATTGTTTTAATTGTTCTCTACTTGATGGTATTGGCATTAGTTCCCTTTAGTTCTATCTATATTTATAAGAGAAACAAATGGCAGAATTAACCAAAAAAATATGGATTTTCTATGATTTATGAATTCTTAAATAGTATGTAGCGGCTGTTACTGCTGATCCATTTGGAAACTCTTGTGCTCTGTAATCGTCTGTATTTACTTCTCTTGTTTGATAATTACCAGAACCATTTAAAATTGTATCACCCATACCAGAACCTCTTTCATTACCACTTCCAGATGCTCCTAAATTATAACTTAAAGCGTAACCATCTGCTGACTCATGAGCAGTTTTCTTTATCCACTCTTGTGCTAAAGATTGAAAAGTTGCTGTAACATATTGTTGTAGATGATTGCTAGAATTAATAAACAAAGGTGCTTCAAATGATGTATTACTTCCATTAACTCTATACAAATAATAGTTAGTAATAGTTGTAGGTTGATCTAGTGCTTCACCAATCCCACCAGCTGAATACAATGATGTATCTGCTCTTGTATCTGTAAATACAGGTGTTGCTGAGACTTGTGTAGAACCTGATACACTACTCGCTGATGATATGTGATATGTTCCAGCTTGTTGAGTTGTTGTAGTAGCAGCTGTTAATAAATCTATCGCAGGGTGTAAAAATGTATCTTTAATATCTGCCAAAGACATTGCTCTAATGTGATTATTAGTTGCCGCATAAACAGGCCATGTTGTTCCTGTGTCTGCTGTTGGAGTAGCCGAACTACCAGTTGATGTTATCTTAGCATAGTTAATAGTAACTGTACTTGGTTCAGCTGTTGACGATTCAGCTGGAAATGCTGTTGTACTTGTACTCATTGCTCCAGCCTGTTTTCTTGTATCTGTAATAGTTCCTAAAGAACCACCTGAAGATACAACTGATAATGCTACACTTGGACTTAATGAATATTGATATACAAATTGATCAATTATAGCATTTATTTCCGCCGTAGTCATCTGTTTTAGATGTCCACTATCATATTTTAAAGGTACTCTTACTGCCATGATATCTTCCTTCTTAAATTAATATTACGAACTAGCACCAAATATTGTTTTCAAAGCTGTTCCGCTTGAATTTTGTATTTGTAATTCTACTGCATTCACACCAAGATTTGTTCTTGCTGTTCCAGCATTTGCTAAGTCACTTAAATTTGCTGTTTTAACCATTTTTAAACCTAAAGCCGTTGCTGTTGTAGTAGCAAAGTCGGCGTCATCACCTAGAGCGGCTGCCAATTCATTTAACGTATTTAAAGTGTCTGGCGCTGAATCTGCGAGAGCAGCTACAGCGGTTGAAACGAAAGCTGTTGTAGCAATCTGTGTTGTATTAGTTCCAGCACTTGCTGTTGGACTAGCAGGTGTTCCCGTAAGTGTAGGACTTGCCAAAGGAGCAAATTCATTTACAACATAAGCTGTCGTAGCAATTTTTGTTGAATCATCACCAGCACTCGGTGTAGGTGCTATAGCTGTTCCTGTAAATGTAGGACTAGCCAAAGGAGCAAATGAAGTATTAACAAAAGCTGTTGTAGCAAGTTGTGTTGTATTTGTTCCAGCACTTGCTGTTGGAGCAGCAGGTGTTCCAGTAAATGTTGGACTTGCTATTAATGAGTATGCTTGTAAATCTGATACATCTGCCTCAACAATTGTAATTGTGTTTGAAGCTGTGTTAATAGTTTTGTTTGTTAGTGTATCTGTTGTCGCCTTACCTACTAGTGTGTCAGTAGCCGCTGGCATAGTCAAAAGATTACCACCATCTACTTGATTAAATGAAGCAAGAATTGGTGTTGTTAATGTTTTGTTTGTTAGTGTTGATGTTGTTCCAGAGAACAAAGTATCTAATTGTGATAATGTTATCTTACCCTCTGTTCCACCGTCAGACGCTATTAATAAGTCTGTAGCAGCGAGTGTTTGACCTGTTAAGTCATTTGCTGTGTCTATATCGAGTGTGGCTGATACTGAACCAAACTCTAGTGCGCTTGCACCTGAATTTACTTTTAATACTTGACCGGCCGTTCCTATAGATAGTGAAGCGCCAATACCTCCATGAGATAAACCGATAAAGTCTCCTGTTTGATATTCTGCTAGACCTGTTACGTCAGATCCACTGAATGTTGCTTTTACTGGTGTTTTAGTTGCCATTTTTTATTCCTCTTTATCTTATTTATCCTATTGCTAATGTCGTTACAGCAGTTCCGTCAGCTTTATTAAAAGCTAGATGAAATATTGGTGTTACAACAGAATTCATAAATCCTTGTATTGTACTAAATGTTGTACTATTTATTAATGTTATTGTAGTGGCTGAAGCATCAGCTTTAACAAAAGGTATAACCTTTATACCAACACTACCACTTTTATTTACCCATTCTGTGCCATCATATACTATTTCATCACCTTCAGTTAAACTTGTGAAAGTTACATCAGAATTACCTGCTAAAGTTGAACTAGGTGTTGCTAATCCTATATCTGTACCATCAAATGTTAAAACATCTCCACTTGAAGCGCCTGATTGTAATCCAGGTATTCTTAATGAAGTGATATTAGTATCACCTAAAGTAATTTCATTATTTACATTAATACCACTTGCTTGAGCATTATAACCTATACAAGTATTATTATCTCCACCACTTATAGTTTCACCTGCATCCATACCGATACAAGTATTTTGAAAACCAGAAGTAATAGAATCTCCTGCATCTCTACCTATACCAACATTTGAGTGACCGCCTTGTAAACCCTTTAAAGCTCTTGCACCTAAACTTGTGTTGTTATCACCAGAAGCAACAGAACCACCTTGAGATTCATAACCAATAGCAGTATTATAATCACCACCTACCCTATCTTGACCTACTTGACTACCAACAAAAGTATTAAAACTATGATCACCATCAGTTTGAAGCATTGCATCATGACCTATTGCTACGTTATCATCACCTGCAGTAATTTGAAGTGCAGCTCTATATCCGATACCTATATTTCTTTGGCCATTAGTAGCCTTATCTCTTAATGCATCAGTACCTATACCTAAACTTTGACCTTCATAAAATACATCAGATAACTCATTTAAGCTATCAGCACCGCCGAGTTTTTTAACAGTTCCAGCGTCATTTACATAAAACTTTTGTGCCGCTGTATCAATAGCAACTTCCCCACTAGCTAGATCACTAGTAGTGGGAGTTGAAGTTCCTCGTTTTAATTTTATAACTGTCGTCACAATATTTCCTTTATATTATATATTAGAATGTTCCACCGTCAGTAGCAGTAACCGTTACAACACCTGAAGTAACTGTAAAGTCATTACTATCAAACGAAGCAACCCCTTTATTACTTGCAGTTGCTAATTCAGCAGCAATAGTAATTGTTCCAGATGATTCTGAAACTGTCATACCTTCGCCTTGTGTAAATGTAATTGTGCTACCTAAAGCAGCTGCAGTTGAATTTGATCCATCTGTAACTGTTATTGTAGAATTTGCTAGTTTACCATTACTGATTGATCCAGCAAGTTTACCTTCAGCAATTGAACCCGCCAACATATCATTTGTAATACCAGAAGCTTTAACTCTAATAGCGTCACTTGATATTTCGATAGAAGCGTCATCTACAGCAACTGCTAATGTATTACCAGTTTTTGTTATTGCGTCTCCACCTGTTATCTGACCAGCACCAGAGAACTGAGCAAGTGTAATTGCGTCTGTTCCTAATGTAGGTTCGCCATTATGTGTAAATACATAACCGTTATCAGCGTTAGCAGTTCCTTCTTCAACAAATACAAAAGCACCACCAGTAATTTCTGAAGCAGCGTCTGCGTCTGGTGTTCTTGTTAGAACATAAGCAGCTGATCCTGAACCAACAGTTGTTACTGTATAGACACCGTTTTGTGTAGTTGTTGATTGATCTTTTAATAATATTCTGTCGCCAGCTGTTGGAACTTGACCATCAATTGAGAAAGCACCATTTGAACCAGCAGTGATTGTTCCAGCACCATTGTTATATGTTCCAGCAACGTTAGCTGTTGTCGCATATCTAACAGAAGCTTTTACATCTAAACCATTAGCAACACTATCAACATATCCTTTAGTAGCAGCGTCTGTAGCGGCTGTCGGAAGAGAAACACTTGTTATTTTTGATGAATTAACATCTACTGTTCCTGATCCGTTTGGATCCAAAGTGATATTACCGTTTGAGTCAGTTGATGTAATACTATTACCATTAATCGTAAGATTATCTACAGCAATTTGAGTCATTGCTGCTAAAGCAGTAATTGTGTCTCCAAGTGATACATCTGTTGAACCAATTGTAACACCGTCATTTGCTAGTTTCGCATTAGCAACTGAACCTGTTAGTTTATCACTAGATACTGAAGCGTCAACTAATTGAGAACCATTAATAACTTTGTTAGTTAAAGTGTCTGAACTTGAAGCAGTTATGAAAGCTGAAGTCGTGTTACTGTAATTAGCTAAATCATTATCTACAACTAAATCAATAGTTCCATCAGAATCTTCGTAAGTTGCTGTAATTAATGTTTCAGTATTACTAGTAAACATCGCACCAGCGATATCTTGTATTCTTTCAGCATTAACTGTAACATCTCCAGAAGATACTGTAAAGTCTGTGCCATCAAATGTAGCAATACCTTTATTAGTTTCTGTAGCGTCTTCAGCAGCAATTGATATATTGTTGTTTGAAACTGTTGTAGTAATACCTTCACCACCAGCGAAAGTTAATGTTTCACCTGTACTAAAGTTATCAGTTGTTGTTCCGTCTGAAATTGTAAATGCACCAGAAGCAACAGCAGCAAAGCTTAAGTTACCTGATCCATCAACTTTTAGATATTGTCCATCAGAACCTGCTGTAGCGGGTAATGTTAAACTTACATCAGCTGAAAGAGCTGCCGGAGACTTTAACAATACTGAATGAGCACCGTTGTTAGTTGCTTCGTTAAATTTAATTCCACCACCAGCAGATGCGTTATTACCTACAAGTAGTTGATCTATTGCGTTATTTGAATCTGTGATTACAGCAGATGAAGCTGTAAGTGTTCCATGAACATGATTTGCTAGATCAGCAAAATACTTACCACCGATAACTTCAACGTTAGCAGCATTGCCACCAGTTTCCGTTCCTGTTCCTATGAAAAGTCTATCACCTAAATTACCCTGAGTACCTGTACCATAAGTATAGGCCATTTGTCCTTGACCCAAGTTGGCAGGTGCGGCTACTCCAGAGGATCTTAATATTTTTATTACTGTTGCCATTGTTTATTTTCCTTTAAAAGTTACCACCGTTAAGGTCTAATTTACCAGTTGTGGTGTTAATTACGTTTCTACTTACAAATTTATTACTAGAAGCGTCATACTGAAGTATGGCGCCGTCTTCTAAAGAAGTGGCATTCACATCATTTAAGCCGGTTAGAGTAGAAGCTGTTCCAGCACTTGGAACAGTAACAGAGACCTGACTTGGACTTGAATTTGTCGAGTAAATCTTTGCTTTATTTTGTGCCATTTCTGGTCTCCTTCTCTCTTTAATGTATATTTATATACAATTAAGTATATTTATAATAACTATTTATTAAAGATTAAATGGTGACTGATGGCGAAACTGTAATTATTCCTTCGATAACTCTTGTTACAGTATTATCAGATGTCTTTTGTATTTCAACATCAAATACGTATCTCTTAGGCGCCTCTAAAGCGCTTGTTTGAGTAGTTGAAAGTTTAAGAGTTATGATACCTAAAGTAGGGTCATTGTTGATGGTAGTCGTAAAAGTTGTTCGAGTTCTAGTGCTAGCATAGCCTTGAGCCATTTTAGCACTCGCAGTAAAACCCGTCAAATCAAACGTTTCTCCAGTATGATCAAATACTGTTACATCTGTTGAGAATGATGTTCCTTGATCAATCCTTAGATTTACTGTCGCTGCCATTTAATTCTTCTAATCCTTTTTTAATCTTTTCATTATAATGATTAGTAAGAACCTCAATTTTCTCTAGTTCTACTATGTGTCTAACTTTTGATGATTGCATTTCCATTTTAGCAACAATACTGTTCCTAATATCCATAGGCAAATCACTTGTTTTGTATTCTTTACCGTCAATTGTCATTGTCTCTTGTTTTACTTCTTGTGTCATTATCACCTCACTATGTTGTTTGTTATAAAGTTATTTATACTAGTTGTTAAACCCTATGTATTATCGGATTTTATCCAACCAGAGCCAGTTATGAATAGTAGTTCAACAGTGGTTCTATTTGTACTTAAAACTAAATTATTAACGTCACCTTGAATATTATTACCACCTCTAGCTATTGTTATATTATTAGTAGCCGCATTTCCACCGATATCTATAAGTTTCACTCGTTGTCCATTAACTGGAGAGCTTGGTAAAGTAGCTGTTACAACATTACTTGCTGTACTTACTAGATATGCAGTATAGTTTGACGCCGCTACGATAGAAAAATCAGCAGTCTTAATAGTAAGGTCGGTTGTCATACCTACACCTGCTCCACCTGTTCCTACAGCAATAGTTGATTTGGTTATAGTTGGTATTTGTGCATAAGTTCTAGCACCTTTAAAACCATGGAATAGATGTATAGGAGCACCACTACCATTAGCTTGGGCAGTAGCGATTAACTCATTTTCAACTTCAGACCAAATTTGAATACTATTATCAGTATAATATCTAAGACTAATCATACCTACTGGATTATTAACACCTATTCTTCTATATCCAGGTATAGTTCCACTGCCAGCTTCAAAGTAACCATCGGTAGCACTACCTGATGTACCAGCTGCTGAAGTATTAAAATTATAATCAGGGCCAATAATACTTTCATTAGTTTGATATTGGAATCTATTTGTTAGTAGTTCTTCAGCATTTGAAACACCTGAAAGATTACCTGTATAATTAGTTCCAAAGAAATCTCCTTGAGCCACAAAACTTAAATTAATATTTATTTGTTCACCTGGGTTAATAGATATACCACTTTTAATAACTGTATGATCTTCAACACCATTTTTAACACCATCTTCCGAATTATCAAAGTCGTGTGCAACTTCCCAATCAAAATTAGTATTAGTTATAGAACCATTAGGGAATGTAGCATTAGACCAAGCACCAAATTGTACTTTAAAAGAATTTACAGATAATGGATTAATTGTTCTACCAATTGTATTTTCAGCACCACCAGTTTTATCTACTAATTCTAAATGACCGTCACTTAAAAATCTAAGGGATAAAGGTGCATTGTTAGCAACTGAATATTCACTTCCACTATTATAATCAGTAACCTCTGTGTTTGTACTATCTCCAAATGTTACAGTACCATCTTTAAAGAAAAATACTGTATTCCAATTTGTTACAACAATCTGGTTTTGATATGTTTGAGCAGTTTGAGCACCGTCCCAAATACCCATTCGCCACTGTCGATCAGTAGTCATATTAAAGTTATATTCAGAACCTCTTGTTAATTCTTCACCCCAATAAAAAGGTCCTTGATTCGCTACTGCAGTAGTCGTTGTTGAAACATTAACTGGATCATCAGCATTAGTTCCATATGAAATATACCATTGATTACTTCCAGAAACCAGTCCAACAGGATTGATTAAAGTAGATGCATCGATACTAACTGTTGTAGAATCAGATTTAGTTAAAACTAAATTAGTCCCAACAACCGCACCACTTGCAAGTTCAGCACCAGCACTACCACTAACTGTGATAGTTTTAGTTGTTCCTGTTCCACTAGCAGTTACGCCACCACCAACAAAGTTAATTGTTGAGGCCGCTGTTGCTAATGATGATCCTTCTTCTTGTATAGTAATCGCACTTCCGCCACCACCAGATGAAGCAATTGTTCCATCAGCGGCAATAGTAATATTACTACCTGCCGTTAAAGCGGCAACAACGTTAGTTGTGTCAGTAACATCAGCACTTGCTTCGATACCATCTAATTTTGTATGATCTGCGTCAGTGAATACGTTTGAATCAGTGGCCGCTTCAACAGCAGTTCTAATTTCAGCGTCTGTCTGATCAGCTGTAGCACTTGCTTCGATACCATCTAATTTTGTATGATCTGCATCAGTGAATACATTTGAATCAGTGGCCGCTTCGACAGCTGCTCTAATTTCGGCATCCGTTTGATCAGCTGTAGCACTAGCTTCAATAGCGTCTAGTTTAGTATGATCTGCATCTGTAAATACATTTGAATCAGAAGCCGCTTCAACAGCAGTTCTAATTTCAGCGTCTGATTGGTCAGCAGTAGCAGCTTGTTCAACTGTTCCTAATTTTGATTTTTCAGCGTCTGTAAATTCGTTTGTATCATTTAAAGCCTCATAAGCTGTTTTAATTTGAGTGGCACTTACAACACCAGTTGAACCAACAACAGATGTAACACCACCAGTAGGTGTTAATAATAATGTGAAGTCTGCCATAGTTCCAGCAGAACCACCGTTATGAATATATGTTTTATTTTGATCTGTTCTAACAACAACATCACCTTGACTAGTTGATAAAGCTAATTGAGTAGATTCACTACCAACAGTAAATACATCTGTGATAGCAATTTGAGCAGCAGAAATTTGACCACCAGCACTAATACTAATATTAGTTCCAGCAGATAGAGCATTTACAACATTTGATGTATCTGTTATATCAGCGCCTGCCTCAATACCATCTAATTTTGTGTGATCTGCGTCTGTAAATACATTTGAATCCGTAGCAGCCTCAACAGCTGCTCTAATTTCAGCGTCTGATTGATCGGCTGTAGCACTTGCTTCTATAGCATTTAATTTTGTGTGATCTGCATCTGTAAATACGTTAGAGTCTGTAGCCGCTTCAACAGCTGCTCTAATTTCGGCATCCGTTTGATCAGCACTAGCATTTGTCTCAACAGTTCCTAATTTAACATTATCAGCGTCTGTGAAAGCGTTAGTATTACTCTGAGCTTCATATAAAGCTTTTATTTCTCCACCAGTTAAATCGTCTTTCGCATTTGTCTCAACAGTTCCTAATTTAGTATGATCAGCGTCTGTAAATACATTTGAATCTGTGGCTGCTTCAACAGCAGTTCTAACTTCAGCGTTAGTTAAGTTTGCTATGGTAATAGTTTTAGTTGCTCCTGTTCCAGAAGCAGTTACACCAGAACCAACAAAGTTAAGTGTTTCGGCTGCTGTTGATAATGATGAACCTTCTTCTTGTACAGTAATAGCGGCACCACCACCTGAAACTGTAATAGTTTTAGTTGCTCCTGTTCCAGAAGCAGTTACACCAGAACCAACAAAATTAATTGTAGTTGCAGCTGTTGATAATGATGAACCTTCTTCTTGTATAGTGATTGCAGTTCCACCACTACCAGTTTGATCGGCAACCCAAGCATAGTCTGAACCATTCCAACTTAATATCTGCCCAGATGAAGCTGATCCTGTATTTAAATGTGTATCAACTCTTGCATCTGTATAATACAAATTAGTGCCTTCTGGTAAATTAGCAGTTGTAGAAGTTGTTGTATCTAATAAACCAATCCAGTTACCAGCATGAGCAAAATAAGCTTTACCAGTAGCGTGAACATGAGCAAACATACCATGATAAGTTGTAGCACTTGGTAAATCACCTGAAGTTGCAAACATGTTTTTAAATAGTAATTGACCTGTTGTAGTAATATTATTAGAACCCATATCTAAATCAGAACCTGTTACAGCAGTAATTGCTCTCGCATCTGTGTAATATAGATTAGTTGTTCCTTCAGCAACTGTGTCTGAATTTCCTTGTGTGTATGTAATAGCACCAGTTGTAGAGTTATAAGCAATTGAACCACTAGCAGATATTGAACCTCTTGCTCTGGCGTCTGTGTAATATAGATTACTTGAACCTTCAGCAATTTCATCTGAATTATCTTTTGTTAAAATTTGTGAGTCAACATATGCTTTAACTGATTGTTGAGATGGAAGTTTAGTAGCACTATCTGATACCATGTTGTCTTCATCTATCAATGCATTTGTAATTCTTGCATCTGCTCTGGCATCCGTGTAGTATAAATTTGTTGTTCCCTCAGAAAGATCATCTGTATCTTTTGTTGCTAATTGAGTATTAAATCTTGGGTCAAATGTAGAGTTAAAATCACTAGTAGCTAATTTGGTAGCAATACTGTTTGTAATTGTTGTAGAGAAATTAGCGTCATCACCTATTGCTGCTGCTAATTCATTTAATGTGTCTAATGCGCCTGGTGACGAATCAATTAAAGTATCAATTTTTAATTGTGCTCTTGCGTCTGCTCTAGCATCTGTGTAATATAAATTTGTTCCCTCTGCTAAATCAGTGGTAGACTTACCTGAAAGATCAACTGTAAAATTAGATGAATCATAACCATCATTTGTAATAGTTACTGTGTTACCACTAACAGATGTCGAAACTCCTGTGCCACCAGCAATTTGTAAAGTTCCACCTAAAGATTGAGTTATTGTTGTAACTGCATCCCCTCTAAATAAAATATTAGGATTTACTAATTTCGCATTGGTAATTGAACCCGCTAATTGAGTATTTGTAATTGTTCCAACCAATGAACTTGTTGGATAATTAGTAGCGTCTGATAAATCAAATGCTGGAGTGGCATCTGTGTCACCTAGACTTAATGTAAGACCACCTAAACTAATAGTAGTGTTTAGTGTTGTTCCATTACCAAAGCCGGTGTAAATTTCGTTGAAGTTATCATTAATTTTGATAGCACCTACTCTTAACTCATCTCCTGATGCGTCATTTGCTGCTGATCCAATATTTACGAGTTGTTTTGCCATTTGTGTCTATTCCTTTTGAATATTTATAATCAATATAGTATTATTTATAACAATTTATTGAATGCAATATCATGTATTCCCATATGAAATACTATTCTTTCTTTACTAGGAGACTTTACTCCATGAGGTTTTTTAGTATTCAATACAACCATCGAATCATATAAAATACTATCATTTTCTATACCATCATCAAAATATAATTCACCAGTATTTTCTGTTATAGGTATTACAAAAGAACACTTACTTTTTACGTCTGAATGTAAAGGTAACTCGCCACCTTCTTTTACTTTAAAGAAATTACATCTAAATTCTTTAGGTCTTATATTAAACTCATTCCAAATACCTTTTATTAATCTTAATAATTTACGATCAAAATTGTGTATTTCCTGTACATAAAATTTATTCATATCTTCACCACCGGTAGCATTTTTTACATATTCTGAATATAATTGATTACTGTCTTCCCACTTGTTATTAAAATAATCGTTCCAAAAGTCTTTATCTACCTTAAAATCTGTCTCAATAAAAAAGTTTTTATGCCATTTTTTATAAATCATCTTGTCCTATAAGTGATACAATAATATGAGAACGAGCAGTGGTGCCTTTGTTCCAAGCACTATGTCGTAATCCTTGATTTAGAAACCAACAAGAACCTGGTTCCATAGTTTGATATACTTTCTTTCCATCAACAACACAATAGAAACCACAGTCTTTGTTTGTTGTTATAGGAATATGAAATCTTATAGAATAATCTGTATTATAATCTATGTGTTCGGCGATATTAGCGCCTGGTTCCATAATCGCTATTCTTGCCCTTGTAGTTTCTGCCTTGAAAGATGTAATGACTTCTTCTAAATATGTTCCTTTTACCCAATCTTTTATTTTATTATAATGTCTTTCATCTAATCTACTCTTAGGTATCTTCTTATCATAAACTCTATTTTCTGATTCAGGATTGTATTGACAAAGCGCTACTTGTTTATATGGCGAACCATTGACTTCATATCTTCCTTTATCATCTTTGACAATGTAGTTTTCAAAAGGTTTAACATAGTTTCTATAATCCCATGCCATTCGTTTATCATTTAGACCTTTTCTAAATTCAGATTCTTCTACATCATTATTTTGTAAAAATTTATAGGCATCTTCAATTGTATCGAACTTTAATCCAAATGCTTTTTGTAATTTAGCAGTCTTACCTCCTACTAGATCACCATATCCATCTTTTGCTTTTAGATCATCTACTTCAACAGGCATTTGTTGAACTACTTTAATAATCTTTTCTACATCAAAAGTTTTATCTAACTTTTTAAATGGTGGTAGTTCATGTCTCTTTTTTAATTTCATATGTTCCTTTATACTGCCAACAGTTTGGATTCTCTTTACGACATACGGCAACTTTATCATCACTAAATTGCCAATTTGTATTCGTCTTCTTTCCTATTTCTAAAAATAGTTTCTTCATATACAATCTATTTCTACATCTACTTATAAACGCCTTTGTATATCCTAAACTCTCTGATATCTTCAATTGATGTTTTATAGTTTCTACCAAATGAGGTCTAACTATATTTCTGCTAGGTCTTCTTAAATAATCATGTTCCCAATATCTATTTAATATTCTTACTTCACCTTTCTCATAAAATTCAGGTCTGTGCCATACTGAACTAAACCCTAGTATATTATCATCTTTTAATAAGACAGTGATACACTCAAAGGCAAACCAATCAATAGATGTATAATCCACTTTTTTAAAATGACCTTGTTCTAAATCATCAAAAGATATTTCTTTTAATTTTTTTATTATATCAGTTCGTTCTTCAGGTATAAATGTTAATACATCACACTCTGATTTTACGCCATAATTACTTTGACCAGGTGACCACATCATTATAAAACTCACTATTCTTTTTACCATGCACTAGTAAATGTATTCTTTCTTCATCTGAATTATTTTCAACATAATGTTCATAATGAATATTCAATACAACACTCATACCAGGCTTATACTTTAACTCTTTATTATTTAACATAAACTTATTACCATCAGGATATGTTATACTTATATTTAATGGTTCTAACCAATTTCGTTCAGGTATATCGACATGCTTAGTAATATATCCTTTTGGTTTTATAACTAAAAATCTAACATCATCAATACGAGAATAAGGTAGAGACTCAACAAACTTAATTGTGTTTGAACATTTTTTACCTATATCTGTTACAAAAGGTTTCTCACCTTTCTTTCTATATTCCCAATGACTGTTTGTTTTGTCTGAACCAAATCCGTATAGTGTGACTGCGTGCCAATCTTTGTGACCATCTTCAGGTCTATGTTCTATTAGACTATTTTTTATTTGGTTATATTCTTTTAATATTTCATTAGTCGGAACATCAAATCCCATTTCAACCCACTCGACACTACTATTTCTATCAAATTGCATATTATATAAAATATTTTTCAACTACGTATCCTGAAATATCTCCTTTACTTAATCTAATCTTTTTAGGATTATTGTGATGAACATTATGAGAACCTTCTCCAGCAGATAGAAAGTTTATAAACTTATTAGTTACTGCTGAACTACCTTTATGACCTAAGGCATTAAATATACCATAACTTACAAATCCTAATATCAATGGTGATAAAACAAATATAAAAAACACTTTAAAACTTATTAGTAAAGTTATAACTGCTGTTGTAATATGTAATTTTAACCAATGGTTATGAAAAAACATAACTCTAGGATTCTTAAATAAATCTCTCACATAAGGTCTATCTATTTTTTTGACTTTCCAGTTATTGAAAAGAACATTCCAAAAACCTTTGTGTGTAGGAGAGTGTGGATCTTTTGGTGTGTCTGAAAATCTATGATGTATTCTATGAGCACCTATCCAACTTAATGGTGACCTTGAAAATGCTAACATTGCTAGAAACAATGAAACCACTTCAAATAGTTTAGATGTTTTAAATTGATTGTGAGCAAAGTGTCTATGAAGACCTATGGATAGGCCGAACATAGCAATAACTTGATACCAGATGAATCCCATAATGAGCATTACGAAACTGGTCATTTTTGATTACTCTTGTTCTATAACTGTTGAGATATTGTTACTATCACAATATGTTTCTCTAGCATCAGCATTCGCATCTAAAGTGTTGTCTGCCAAGTATTCTGCATGATCATCAGAAGTATTAAAAGTTACAGTCATAGTTTTTTCTAACTGATTTTCTGAAATTTCATTGAAATTATAACTAATAATTTTACCAGCAGTTTTAAATTCTTCGATTTTTGTTATTACTTCTGATTGATTAGAAGACCAAAAATCAACTGAAGTTGATGGTCTTGTTTGTATCAATTTGTATGTTATAGCCATTGTTTTTATCCTTTCTTATATTTATACATTATTTACATAGCATATTATTAAATACTGCTTTAATAGATTCTTCACAGCATTTTATATTCATAACTAACATTGTAGTATGTTTAATAGTAGGTTCATTATCTAATTGACTATCAAAAGAAAATATAGCATGTCTCTTGTTAGTATTTACGAAATATGTATATCCTTCATTAAAAATTAAAGGTTTATCCTCTAACATAAAATATAGACTTGGAGGATTACATGTTCTTAATGGAACTAATAATCTCATAAACCTTTGCTCGGCAAATCTATAATTATCTATATGAGGAGGAAAATAACCACCCCTATTAAAACTTAAAAAATGTGTTCTACACAACCAAGGTTTAAATGGATCCACTAGTTCCTGAACTTCTTTACTCTTATAATAAACATCTGTAAGTGTAGTAAAAGAGTCCTCATCATATTTTACATTTTCTTCTTTAGATAATTCATACAGACTATCTAAATCTTTTCCATTAATACTTCCATCTAAACTTGTTATGCTAAGTCCATACCTTGGTATATTTTTTCTAGGATTGTATTGAGCAAACTGAAAATCTTTTATTTCTTCAAATAACTTATCTGTATTACAAGATATTTTTAGAGGTATGAAATCTCCATATGTAAGTAATTGATTATAATTTATCATTGATCCATTCTTTTTTTAGTTTAGGTGGTGTTACATTCATTGTAAATAATTCGTTAGAATATTTATCTTCTCCAATCCAAGGCGCTCCTATACAAATTGTAAGTTTTTCTTCATTAGGAACTAACCCATGTGGATGGCCACCATTTAAAATATAAGTATTATACGTATTGGGTGCATAAACTTTATCACCATTTTCATCTAAAAAATATAAACTATCTAGTTTACCTGTCAAAGCAAGTCTTAATTTTTGATGAAACTCTGGTATCTCTATTTGCTGGCAATCTATATGTGTAGGAATATAACTACCTTTCTTTGTTTTTAAAATATGAATTTTACCCTCACTAGACATAATAGGTTTTATCTTCTCTTTAAAAACTTTTATTAAGTGTGTGCAGGTATTACCTTCTTCCGTCCATTTAAAGTCTTTATCATATATACTTAATATTTCACAGTTTCTATATTCATTCCAATACCAACCACTTGAAATAGATTTGATTTCTTTGGTAATTAAATCTATATCTTCTTTTGTTATATTTAAATCTATTGCCTTGTATGTAAACACGCTCATACTGATATTTATATGGTCTATAAATAGTCGTATAACATTGACAATTTGTTAAAAATGTGATATAATAGAGGATATGAATAAAGTAAATATAGTATGTACTAGTAAGCCTGGTGATGGTCTTTTAAGATATAGTTATGAACACTGTTGCGCCCTAAATTCTCTAGGTGTTGAAACACAATTAATCATCATTCCCAATTCAAAACATACTAAAGAAGAATATATAAAATCTATTACAGATCAATATAAGACTTATCAAAATGTGATCTTTGATGATTACACTCCTTCTAAAAATGAGATTACTTTAGTCTTAGGTAGAAGTATGGTCACTCTAGCGTATTTGGATAGAAGAAACTATACTGAAAATCAACTATTCACTTTACACTTACTCTTTAGAGAAAAACTTATATCTGTGTATTCAGAAAACCATGTGGAACAATATCCTATGGCGTTAGAATACTTTACATCTAAAAGAGTTTATGACCTATGTGATTTTGACGTATATCCTAATGGGGTTGGAACACAATACGAAAAGATAATTAACTTTGATGAATACAAACCTATAACAAATGATATACAATACAAATATTTATTTTTAGGAACAAACGAGATATACTATAAAGAGATAGAAAAACATATACACAAATATCCAGATCATGGTATTGTGACTTACAACGAGAAGTGGATTAATCCAAAGTTAAACAATCTGTTTGCGCCTATTGAAAACATACTAGGTAAATTTGAAACATATGTTTATACAAAACCAAATTTTGATCCAGCGCCTAGATTGTTTGTTGAGTTTAGATGGTTGAGTAAAAATGTAGATTATGTAAGAGATAAAAACATCAAAGACGGTGGTATGGTATATTGGAATAGACCTCAACCCACGAAAGAGATATATTTTAACAATATAAATATACTTGTTGAATTAATTAAAAAAATATGAAAAAAGAATTAGAACATGCTGTAAATATAACTCAAAGAGCTCAAAGAAATTATGATTTAACTAAAAACATTCCAGATGATGATTTGAAAACTTTGATAAATGTTGCTATCAACTCACCCTCTAAACAAAACGAAACACATTTCAAATTAAAAGTATTTACTGATAAAAAAATAATAGAAAAAATACACGAAACTACAAAAAGATTTTCTTTAGTTTCAGAAAAATACATAGATAAAATGTTTAAAGATAGTGAGAAGGGTTTTTTAAGTAATGATAAGTATAATGTAACCAATTCTCAAATCTTAGCTAATGTTGTTTTTGTATATTGTAAAGACGAAGATAATATAAGAGGTGGCACACATAGATTTGCGAAAAAAGATGGAGCGAGTAAATTAGTTTTAGATACATTATTAGAACAAAAATCTTATTCAATGGGTATATCCACTGGACAATTAACATTATCAGCCGCAATGTTAGGTTATAGAACTGGAATTTGTTCGGCATTTGAAAGTGAGAAACTACAAGAAATAATATCATCTGATACGGAACCTAAATTAATTGTAGGTATTGGTTATAATAATGAAAATATGGATAGAAGATTACACCCAACTTTGAAAAATAAAGATGTGCCTGAAGCATATAGAAACGGTGATGATGAAAGTAATTGGAGATTTCCTTCTTTCGAAAAAAATATAAAGGTAACAATAGATTAATGATTTTAAAATACGGAAACCAAACAGTAGATTTTTATACTAAAATTCAATCTTTAATAGAGATATCTCCTTATAGAGATAAAGCGCTTAATGATGTTGATTATGATGATAACGGCATACCAAAACGTGTTGTAGTTTCGTTATCAGGTGGTTGTGATTCAGCCTCGTCTTTTTACTTAACAGCGAAACACTTTCCCGATATAGAAATATATCCGTTAACGTTAAGAGATCAAAATGCTCCTAAAGACGCTGATGCGGCCATTGAGATATCTAAATTTATGAAGAAACGTTTTCCTCACTCAAAGATTAATGATATAGAAGTTGGTTCATATAATGATTTAGATATAACAACTTATCATAGAGCACGACAAACAATTAAAAGTAAAGATGAATATAAAACTCTTAACGCAACACAAATGTCAAAAATTAATTCAATAGATGATCAAAACAATGCTTATATGAAGATGGTAGGTAAACCTTTGAGACTTGATGGTATGACTGCTAATCCACCTAAAGATGTTAGAATGAGTTTTGCTGATAGAATGAAAAAATATCACCCAACTAGAAACTTTGGACCTTTTGAAGTTGATAGAGTACAAGGAGAAATCAGACGTGATGTACATAATAAACCAGAGTTAAAGTACAATGTATATAAACCTTTTCTAAATGTAAATAAAAGATTTGTTGCTGGTGTATTCAAAGAAAATAATTTAATGGACGACTTATATCCTATAACGAGATCGTGTGTAGGTGGTGGTAGACAAACAAACAATTTCACGGAATGGTGTTGGCAGTGTTTCTGGTGTTATGAAAAAGATTGGGCATTTAATGAAGTATCTGATAGTTAGTGGCGATAGTAATAC